GGTTTTATTCGTAAGCCAGTATCTGAATATATCAGTTGCCCAGCAAGGTTTCTAACAACCCGCGATCTGTCCAACAACATGCCAAATGTATTGGCCGGTGTCAACAATAAGCTGGCCAATATCACGCTAAACGGATAGTAACTACTTCTAGTCCATGCAGATTCTACCGGGCTTCCGTCTCCAAATACAAAATTGTTATTGATACTTGGTTGAGATAGACCGGATGCAAGTCCCGATTGCAACGGGCTAATTAAATTACCAAACTCGTCAACAGGTATATGCGACATTAAAAATGATTTAGCACGATCTGGAAAATATACCGGTGGTGTGTTTGGTTCTTTAACAGCGCCATCGGCAATGTCTTGCCACATGGGTAGATTGTCGCTTGAGTACGGGGCAGGACCATACACAGTTGTCCACCACTTGGGCTCTATTGCAAATCCCAGCATTTCCCAAGGACACAAGTGTGGCCTGTCTGTATCTAAGATATATCTATAAATTCCTCTCCAATATGCAGGTATAGGAGTTTTATCAGGTGCTCCAGACAATGCATAGTTGTAAGTAAAACCATTTGTTCTGTCGTAGTTTAGTGGAGTGGTTAAATCTTTTCCTACCAAGCCAGTCCATTTATAAAAATTAGGAGCCAGTACACTATTAAATTCAGTTCTTGAATAATCTGATTTTCTATTGTAACTGGGAATTATTTTAGAAATATCAAAAATATCAGTGTCATATTTTACTTTGATGTTGTTAAAAATTCGTTTTTCAAGTTCTAATATTAAATCATCTCGGTAATCGTTATATGCCAAAACAACACTGCCGTCGTGGCCTTGAATAACCATTTGAGGATTGATCAATGTTGTATCTAGATATTTTTTAGGCACAAATGCCGGCCACATGCCTAGTTTGGTCGGTGTTGCTGGAACAAAGCTGCCGTCAGTATTTTCGTATTCAACTGTTTTGATTGTGTTGCCGTTTGCAAGATTAACAGACGGATCAATCGATACAAAACCTGACACATCGAAGTTATAATCTTGCCCGTAAACTAATTGTACTCCGTTGAGATAAATTCCCACAGCTTTATTAGAAAGGTTATCTAAAGAAAACACAGTTGTTAACGGATAATTTTTAATTCTATAGTCAACTACTTTGATACTAGTTGAAATAGCTGCCCCATACGGTACCATGTCACTCAAGTAATAAGGAGCCACTCTTGGTTTGTTGTTGTTTAACTTGTTCAACACCATTTCAAATAATGTAACTGGGTCACCGTCAACTCCTAATGAACTTGCAGAATTGATAAAGTTTTGTTTGAAACTATTGTAATCTGTTCGTGCTTGTTCCAATGCCTTGATTACATTGTTCGATCCCGAACAAATATGATAAACGCCAAGACTCAATGGGCTGCTGTGTTGTACAAATTTTGTACCATATGGTGTAATATTGCCTAAATTTTGAATATCTATATCGGGTGTAGGGAGATTATCTATTATACTGTTAACGTGGTCTGCCACTTCACCCAGAGTGAAATTTGTCATTACATCGTTTAACGGATTATTTTGAAAATTCAACGGAATTTCGTAGTAACCGTTTTGATTAATAATCTGAGCAGAAAATGCTCGTATGGTCAATACATCGTCTAGGCCTATGGGTGTTATTAGGTTAACTGTTTTATAAGCTGCTGAGCTGTTGATTGACCAGAGTTTACTATCTAACCGTACACCGTTAACATAAATTTTCACAACTAAATCTGATAAATTGCTAGGATCATCAAAGATGTCAATTGAAAAATTATTGGTACGATTTGAATTTTTGTAAATTCTCACAGCAGCTTGCACAGTAGTTACAGCAGAAGTTTCCCAACCGTTGGAATATATTAAATTGCCGCCGTAATCTCGTGTAGACAAATATCCGATATTGATATTTTGTGTTTCGACAATTGAAGTTTTTTTATATTCAAACGTATCCGTTGCTAGGTTAAAATTAAAAACAATATCGCCTATGTTATTAACATTTTGATAAGATAATACAAATCCTAATTTTGGATCAACTGTTCCAGTAGTTCCTAGTTTGTAAGAAAATATTTTAGTTCCCGCAAATGTTGAGCCAGTGTACACGGACAAATTTGAAAAACTAACACCGTCATTGTCAAACATATCAAACATCGGAGCTTGATTAGTGGCTGTTTTGGTTTGTCCTTCTATCCATGTGATGCCGTTGAACCAAAACATTTTGCTTTGATACTTTGATCCTTGTCGTACTAATACAACTTGTCCAACTTCAGGTGTGGCAATCTCCACTAGATGTATCTGATTACTGCCGCTGTTTAAATTTCTGACGTCTATGTATTCAACTTTGTAAATTTTATTTTGTACTAACGGATCCGGATCTGCTGTGAATATAACAAGCATGCCTGGCAATAAATCAAAATTGTCAACATTATAACCAATCGTGCCTTCGATGGTTGAAAACGCATCTTGAGTAAATGTGTCTATTAAGTCAATATCAGGTATTGCTGTTGTACCCAAGTTGTGTAATTTGATATCTGGAAGGAATTCAATAATTGGTCTAATAGCTCGAGTTGTTTGATCTAAGCTAATAGTGTTATTATTAAATCTGGCAGAAGTAGAAATTACATCTTTATGGAACCAACGATTGTATCTACTCCAAGGATTACGATCTCGACTACTTCGGTTAATAGTTATATAATCAACTGTGCCGGCATACCCAGTTGCATCATCGAACGGTTCAACGTCCCACGGCATACTATCAAACGGCAATGTATTAGTTACAGAGTACGGACTGACAATTTCTAAAATGTCTGTGGATATCAATTTAATAGCAGTGCCAACGCCTTCCACATAATATTGTCCATTGGCATAACTTTCAGGGTACACCGTGCCGCCGAACGACAACTTCATACCATTACTCAAAGTAATGCCATTATCCAGCGTAGCTGTTTTTTTTCCTAAAATTTCTGCTTCAACGTCAATACGTGTGTTTTCAAGCAGGGAAGAAATTTGTATTGCGCCACCAAGGTCAATATCATTTTCACTTTGATAGTACAAAATACTAGGTGTTTGTTTGGTAACAGTGAATGTAATTGTTCCAGATGTAACACCACTGGCACTAACTGATCCTTGATAATTATAGCGGTCAGTTGTTCCTGTAGATCTTGCTGTTTTAAAACTGAAAGGATTGTTGGGACTATTGATATTAAATGTGTATGTTTTTCCTCTATACAATCTCAAAACTGGATTAGGTGTTAGTCCGTCAGGAGTAAACACAAATTGGTTATTGGTTCCTTGGCGCTGAACTTCTACTGTATATGTGCTATTAATAACTTGCTCTTCGCCATAAATTGTTATTGTGTCAGGGCCGTATGGCAACCAGTAATAATTTTGAAAATTAACAAACTTGTCCCAATCAATGTGCGGATTCCAACTGTAAAATTCTTGTTTATTAAGTCTAGCATGATTATCAGTGTTGCCGCCAAACACATTAATTTGATTTATATAATCAATATAATCTTTAAAAAAGGTAACATTGCCCACTGTGTCCTTGATTGTCACAGCCGGCTCTAATTGATAATCTTGTCGTGATTTATCAGATGCTTCTATATATAAATCTGTTCCCACACTTGCCCTGGCATTTTCTCTACCAACATAACCACTGACTTTTGTCAACGATCCTGGTTGAAACAACTGATCTATTGTGCTTTGTAAAAATTTCTTGTTTGACGGAGTTTGATAAAACTTAGGTAGTAAGTTTGCACTAAGTCCTTTGTTGCCGTTGACATTGGAAGTGGCCATTAGTAAGATGCTCCGGATGATGAACTAGTTACTACTTGATTAGTAGTAACACTGTTTGACGAAGAAGTTATTGTTTTTAAATTAGTACTGGTAAAGCCCGTGACAATAACAATATCGTTAGTAGTGGCGCAACTTAAAAATATTTTATCGCCCTGGCATTGTATTTCAAATAAATTACCAAAGTACAACCCTGGTTGTTTTGGTACTATGGCAAAATTTATAATGTCTGGTGCTAGTTGATTCATCACGTATGTGCTCAGCTCAGTGAAATAAAATGTGTCGCCAAAGTCCCAGTTGTCCAAGGTAAAGAAAGTGTTGATTGCAGCTAAAATTCGTGCTTGAACATCTGCGTTTGATACTGCAGAGTTGGGGTTAATCATGACATTAAATGTTGCTTGTAGAGCCGGGATTGCTTGGATGCCAAAAAGTAAAGTGTAACTAACTGAGTGATATATAATTTCATCAGAAATTGACTTAATTAAATTTAAATTAGGAGACAGTAATGTATTTAATTCGTCGCTGCTAGGTGGCAAAGGTTGTGTGCCTCCGGCGGATACCCATTGTCTGAATGCAGTATCATAATTAGATGTTAATACATAGATGTCAATTATATTACTTGTGCCAGGATCTATTCTTGAGTCGTAGTCTGCACTGTGTACATATTGGAATTTTAAATTGTTTCTTCCAATATACACTTTATAATCCAATGTTGGAACCAATTGTGTAGTGCCTGATAGATTTAATTCAAACACAGTGTCAGTGTTCACAACATAAAAATAAATGCCATCGGGGTAGTCTCTTAAGTTACCAATACTACTTTGTGTCGGTACAATAATTACTGGGCCTTTTTCTGGATCATTTTGAATATACTTGTAATCTTCCTGACCTTCTGAAATTAGATATCGATGTTGCACAATATACTTTTTAAGAGCGTTAACCGATGGGTTTACAATATCTAAAAACATTTGAGGATTATTTGGTGTATCAGTGCCATCCGCATCTAGAAATGCAACAACTACTTTTTTAGAATCTACATATCCGTCTTGACCAATATATTCAGATACTATTTTCCAAGCTAAATCTTGCGTAAATGAAACAGTATTGTCTGGTTTTGGATTTATACCAAGAACATTAATTTTGTCCGTTATGGTCTTGGATGTAACTGAATCATAAATTTTTGCTGTGGTATCAAAATAGAAAGCAGATTGTTGATCGCTTTCAAATATGTAACGAAGATTTCTAGAAGTGATAGTATAAATTTCAGTATTTGTGGTGAACAAAATTAACCAGCTGGAATCTAGTTGTAAATTAGATTGATTTCCTTGATTTGCCAAATTAAATGTGTTTGTTAAATTTAAATTGTTAGAAAATACAATTTGCCAAGTTTGAATTGTTGCATCGTAACGAAGGCCAAAATTTTCATTGGCAGAAATTAAATCAATCATTGTGGTAATAATTGACGGTGTCAATGTTATTGCAAATTTAGGAATAATTTGTACAGCCAATGCATCTGTGGGAATTACTTTGTTCATTACAATGGGACCAGACGTGGAATTATTTATTGTGACTTTGCCAGTGTTATTTCCAGTGCCGTCGTCCACAACACTTATAACTTGCGCCCAAATATAACTGGCAGAACCTGGCAATGTGGCTGTTCCAGTCACAAGTGCATTGTTATTATTTGTGTCAAAGTATTTGCCTGTGGGTGCCACAAATTTTACCAAAGATCCCGCAGTCAAGTACTTTAAATTAGTAGCAGTAAATGATCCAACTTTGTAAGGAGTACTATCTAAAATACTACCAATGTAACCACTAACTGAGTTACTATCCAGTGTTACAGTATACCAAGAAATACTAAGACTAATATTCAAGTAATCTAAAAAATTTGCATAATAAAAGTTCTTTAAACTATCAGAATCTAAAATATCATACAGGGTATTGTATATCACTCCTTCGATATCAGTCTCAACTATATAAGAAAAATTTACAGCAGCAGTGTATTCGTCTTTATAAAGTATACCGTCATCTGCAAATACATTAGTGGTACTGTATTTTCCAGTAGGATCTAGCAAATCAAAATAACGGCTAATGCCGCTACTGGTTCTGTTTAATGATTTTACTTTTGAAACTTGCAAGTTGGTGGTCAGCGGACTAATATTGTAATCCTCACCTGTTATCATACGATTTTGTGTATAATAGTTTTGAGGAGCATTGATCTTAACACTGGCGTTTGTTTCAGCTGTGGTTGCATTGGCCACACTGGTTGCAAGATTTAAACTGATACTCAATGTTTCTAATTGATTGTTAGAACTTCTATAAGGAATATTAACAACCACATTGACAACATCAGATGGAGAGATAGTATAAGATAAACCGTTGCTTACTCTGTAATAAACTCTAAATCCACCCAATGGTAAATTACCAAATGTGCCGTCGCTGAATGCTAAACTGATTGCATCGCCTGCTCTGGTGATGACATTGTAAATATCTTTAATATTAGAATTTAAACTGTTATAAATTATATTATTGCCAGTGGTTGCAGGCACTTGTGTCCATAAAGATTTTTCCAAGCCGTTGCTTTGATCTAAACTATATAACCAAACATCAGAATCGTTGATGTTTTGTGTATTGATATCTATACTTTGATTGCTGGTTGGCTGTGTTACTGTGAAAGTGCCCTGGTTCAAAGTGCCTTGTGTAAAATTAAAAAAGAATCCAGTGCTTGGACTACCAGCGCCAAAGCCGTCATCCTGGTAAACACATGCTGGCTTATTTCCAACTCTTGGAGGCTCTTCGTATATGTAACTTTTTCCCTTGAATGTTGTACTGGTAATTTCAAAATTCATGTTGCGGCCGGCAATTGTTTTGCTGAAATAGTAAGCAGGAACATCTCTGTTGACTGCATTAAATCTGTATTGAGCTGTTGGAATATTGCCAATAGTGGCCGAGTCAATGGGATTTCCAAACTGCTGGGTTGATGGTAATGCAGCGTTGATTACTTTAATAAATTGGTCATACCAGTTGTTGTTGCTTGGATCATTCCAACTGACAAATTGTCCTGACAAATTTCTACCATTGGAATCAATCACATTCTCTGTTGTTTGCACTGAGTTGAATTTTAACAACCCTCTAGCAGCAACTGTTCTGCTGGCATTGTAGTTGATCATACGTGCCAAACGTAACACACTGTCTCGGCGTTCTGCAAGCTCTAAAAAGTTTTCACGGGCATTCAAGTCAACTCGGAAAGCTATGCTTTGTCCCACATACGCAATAAGGTCAATAAGAGCAAGGTATTCGCTAGACTCAATGTAATCGTTAAAATCTTCAGGAAAATTAGTGCGAATATAGTCAATCATCGTGCGTCGAAGATTGTTAAAATCGTAGCTCTGGAAGTTGGCGTTCTTAAACGATTGGTATATTTTTTGCCAGTTTTCAGCAATCAATAAGTTATTTTGACGATCCGTTGAGCTCATAGTAAGTCCTAATATCAGTATTTATCGAATAAAATTATGTGCGTAGTTTATTAAGTGGTGAGGCCGTTGGCTTGGTCAAATTTCAATTGCATGCTTTCCTGTATGTTATACAACACATATTGTAAAGTGCATTTGATTTCCAAACCAGTTTCGTATGGTGTTATTAAAATATTGCCAGCTTGTACACGCGGATCACTGTTAAAAATCTCATTAACATTTTGTAATATCAAATTTTGTATTTCGTCTGTCAGTGGTTCAAATATCAAATCCCAGATAATGGTGCCAAACGCAGGTTGCATCAGTCGCTCTCCTTGCCTTGTGTAAAAATGATTTAATATATCTTGTTTGATTAATTCAAAATCATACAATGCAAAATTCTTACTTTTTCTACTAACTGTACTAAATCCGCGATAGCGTTGTACTTTAAAATCTGGTATGTTGTTGTTTTGTGCAACAACTGTTTTTGTGTATAAATTAGCCATGATTAATTGCTTCCTTTTAAGAAGGTGTCTTGTGTGAGACCATAAACAGTCCATGCATCAGCAGGGTCAATCATTATTTCTGAAAAATCTGATTGATCAGCAATTTGTTCTTCGTCGGTATCCTCATATCTACTGTCCAGATCCCTGTTGGTTTTTGCTGACTTAACTTTTAATGGATCTAAATTTTCATGGTACGGATAAGGTTCAGTTGTTGGCACACGCAACATGATGCTTGGAGGTATAACATCTTCCACAAACTCTCCAGATTCATCTGACAGCTTGTGTAATTTTAATCGCTGAGGTAGTACAGCTTCACTTGCTTCTGCGGCTTCTGCGGCAGTGGATGCTGCAGGCCCGTTGAGGTTGATGTTTCCTCCAGAGATAGTGGTGTTAGACGCACTGATTTCCATGTTGCCGCCAGAAGTTTGAAAATTGTGGCCGCCAATATTGAAATCAAAATCTCCGCCTACCTTGTGCTGATATGCTCCATCAAACACTTTATCTGTGGCGCCCAACACATGTTGCAAATAATTAGTGTCGTATAATTTGTTAACATCTTGTTTGACATGGTGAGTGTAATTTTGCTCATACGTTTTGTCAACATCCAGTTTGACTTGTATTTTTTGATTACCGTCAACAATTAAAATTTGATCTTCAATCACATGAGTGTGTTTTTCACCGCGGACTTTTGTGTTAAAATTTCTGCCACATTCCATGTTGATATCGCGGTCAGCATAAAAATTTAAATCAGTTTGTGTATGCACACTGATACTGTCTTGTGCAAAAATATCTATCTTGCCATCACTGGTTAGTTCAATCCATGTTGTGCCACGAGAATTACCTATATAAATCAGATCCTCTGTGTTGTGCATTAGTATCTGATGACCAGTGCGTGTGCGCAATCTAATTAATTCATTAGCGGGCAATGTTGAATTGCCATCAGTTTCTTCAGCGTCAATACTGGCATAGTCAGGCGGACCTTTTGATGCTGTTTTTTTACGCAACCAATTGGCGTCACCGTCGTCCATGACAAACGAACTTCCGCCTAGTCTGCTAACAAATGTGTCTGCCAGCCATTCAGCCTTGCCAGTTTTAAATTTCTTTGCACCGCTTCTTTTATCCAATGGTCCTGGTGTACTGATACCAAACACATTGCTGGGACTTTCTCGTCTGGAACTGCTGGTTGTGATTCCACGAACATCGTCAAACAGCAATCCTTGATTGGTCAATACAGTGGTAAACGGATGTTGTGGTTTCAAATTCTTGTCCGGATCGCCCGGTGTGTTATTATCTTTTATTTTTTTATTGTACTCAGCAGTGGGAACTCGACCGAGCACACCATTATTATCTGATTCAACATCTTCTACAACTTTTTGCGTGGCAGCATTACCGGGTATCATGAAATTCATATTTTCATCTGCTACGCAACCCATCCAATAACCGCGTTTTGGATCTCCGTCAATAAAAATCACAACCACAGTTACTCCCAAGTCAGGCGGTACCATCCACATGCCATAACTTTTTTGTGTGTCTGCATAGTCATCATTTTTGCCATTGTATTTTTCACTGGTAACTCCGTAAAACGGAGTCATGTATTTTACCTGATGAAGCTGAGTTTCGCTATTGGTGCCACCCACTGGTTTTAAGATTTCAACTTCTAATATTCCCATATAAGTTGGATCAAAATTACTAACCACTCTTGCTAAGAAAGGTCCAGGTCTAGGGGCTGTGTGGGGTGTGCTGTACTCTTCAAATTCATTATCATTGGTTGACATGCATTATCCTTAGTAATCGTATACATCGCTGCTGTCTTCTACTGGGTCTTGCGTTTGCAATTCAATAGTTGGAGCAGATGCTGGAGTGGAGTCAGTTGCTGGCTTGGCTTGTTTTTGCGTGTTTTCGCCTTCAGTCACGTTTGCTGTGTTTTTAACATCACCTGCGCCGTCTTGCTCTTGTCCGTTTCTACGAGGGCCTGTTAATTTTTGTGTAAAGCTGCCACCGTCAAAATTACTGACGCATTTTGTAACTTGATACAGTCCACTCCACTGTAGCAATGGCACTGAATTTCCAGCACTTTTTCCAAAGTCATACAGGCCAGTGCTTTGGTTGATGTCAACTGGACTTCTAAAATTCACAGTGATATCAACTTCTCCGTTTTGATAGTTGACAGTACCATCATTATTTAAATTTTGATACTGCGACGGCATTGCTGTGTAATTTCCCATGCCGCTTTGTGCAATCCAGTATGGGTCTCCAATAATTTTCATGTCCAATGCAATCATGCTGGCAGAGCTGGTAATTGCCTCGTGGAATTGTTGCGCGGCCAGTGTTTGTTCTGTGCCAATACCACCACCACCTGTGCCACCAAATGATGTTCCTGAAAAATTTAAACGTTGTGGTTGAACTCCTAATTTTTTTGCTGGTGCTTTGCCGTCGTCAAGAGTGTCTGTGCTGTTTTTGTCAGTGCTTTCTGCACCACTGGCAGCTGCCTGGCGCTGGTTGTCTATGGTTTTCTTGATACTGGTTGCACCCATTTTGCCAGCAAAACCTGTTTTAACTTCAATATGGAACTGAAGCACATCAACGTTTTTTCCTGTATAGATATAATTGTATTCTTTGACTACTTGTTTCTTTAGTTCTTCGAAGCCTGGTGCTTTGGTGTTGGGAGCAGTGAGTTTGCTAGTGTGTACTCCGTAAGGCACTATGCGATAAACAATCACACGGGGCACATCTCCTGTTTTTTTCAAGTTGGCTTTATCTGTTATATTAAAAACCTGTGTGTCAATGCGCCACCATTTGCGTTGGCCTTTGTCGTCCACACTTTGTTCTTGCAACGATGATGTTGCATAGTCGCTGTTTAACAACACTGTGTCAATGGCAGCAGTGATATCAGTATCCTGGGCAAATCTTAAATCACTTGTTTGTGGATCCACTGTGTTGTTACCACGTATCACATTGCCTTTCACCACAACTTTATTGTCCTTGCCCACCGGTGCGTCACCTTTTCTAGTGTCGCTGAACCCCATTTTGGCCTTGCCTATGTCATTTACATTGGCTGGATCTTGCACCAAGGTGGTGTTTGCAGGAATAGTACTTTTGCTTAATCCTAATTTTTTTGCAACATCTGCAACAGACGTCACATCTGTTTGTGTAGTGGCGCTGGATTTTTCTTCAGTATCTCCGCTGTTGCCGCCTGCTCCTTTGGAGCTCACATC